GACACTATTCAGACTCCTCTGGTGATCAACCTTCCAGACGTGGCGTACTTGTACGAGGCCGGTTCTGTAAGCGCAAGCACGCAGCTGACCAACACCAAGAACATCCTGAGCGATCTGATGGAGTACTGCGAGCTTCGCGGCGACGCGTTTGCAATCGTGGACACCCCAAAGAACATGACCGCTACCGAGGCATTGAGCTTCGTCGACGCTCTCTACTCTCAGGCTTCGGCTGGTGCCGACGGGTCTAACGCCGCCGTCTACTTCCCCTGGTTGGTTGTGTCGGACCCCATCCGTAGCACCCCTGGCGCTACTCGTATCCTTCCTCCAGGCGCTGCCGTTATCGGGCAGTACCTAGCAACGGATGCGGCTCGCGGCGTCTTCAAGGCTCCGGCAGGCTTGGGCAACCGAGTCAACTTGGCTGTTGCCACCGAGCGTTCTCTGACCAACGCAGAGCTCGACGCGTTGAACTCAGCCAACGTCCCGGTCAACGCCATTCGCTCTGTTCCCGGCGCAGGAATTGTCGTTATGGGTGCTCGCACCATGCACAACAACCCTGGCGACCGCTACGTCAACGTCCGTCGCTCCCTGATCTTCATTAAGAAGCAGATCACGGACATGACATCGTTTGCGGTCTTTGAGAACAACGACGAGCGCCTATGGGCTCAGATCCGCAGCTCGTTGACAAACTTCCTGGCCAGTTACTGGTCTCAGGGAGGACTTCGCGGCGCTGACACCGAGCAGGCGTTCTACGTCCGCTGCGATGAGACCAACAACTCGACGGCTGACATCTTGAACGGTCGCGTCAACATCGAAGTTGGCGTTGCGGTTCAGTACCCTGCCGAGTTTGTTGTTATTACTATCGGCCAGATGACCGGCAACGCGTCGGCGTAAGGAGAGATAAAACATGTCAGGTCCTTTTACCCACGACGTAGAGGGTCACACCCTTCAAACTGATCCGATTCGTAATTTTCGATTTTTGGTTCAGTTTCTGCCGTTCGACACTGCAAAGCTTGGGGCGCAGTTTGACGCCAAGCTTGGCTTTGTCAGCGTCTCTGGCCTAAACGTCACCACCGAATCTATCGCCTACCGCGAAGGCGGCTACAACACCACGGTTCACCAGATCCCCGGAATGACTACGTTCTCTCCGGTGACCATGAACCGCGGTGTGCTTCTCGGCAGCAACCAAAATGCTGTCTGGATGCGTCGCCTCTTTGCGGTCACTACGGGACAAGGCTTTGGCGGAGTCGGAGCCGACTTCCGTTGCAATGTCGACATTTCCGTTCTTGGTCACCCAAATGCTAAGGCAACCGCGAACGCAGCCTCAGACACCACCGTGGACAAGCCTGAAGATCTGTTTGTAGCGATGCGTTTCCGTCTTTACAACGCCTGGATCACCAACCTGGCCTACTCAGACCTCAATGCGGGCGACAACAACCTGTTGGTTGAATCGATTACGCTGGTCCACGAAGGCTGGGACGTTCGTTACAGCGGTAAGAACTACTCAACCAGCGCAGCCAAGTTCTAATCTAGAAAAGGACACCATTCGTGGAGACAGTATTTAACGCTGCGAACAATCCGCAGCTCGCAAACCAGTTGGTACAAGAAGCATTGGCAACCCCAGTAGAGCCAACGTCACAGGCAGAGGTGTCGGAACTCAAGCCGGCACCTCTGCCTCCTGACACAACGGTAAAGCTGACTGCCGGTCTGTTCGATTTGACTGGCGACATTGCTATGGAAGCCGAAATTCGAGAGCTCACCGGAGTTGACGAAGAAGCCGTGGCTCGTATTACAGACATGGGCAAGAGCCTTCTCGCGATCCTTCAGCGGGGCGTGGTGAGTATCGGCGGAACCAAGGCTACGCAGGAAATGCTTGACGATCTCCTTGTTGGGGATCGGGAACTCCTTTTGCTGGCTATTCGTCGGGCAACGTTTGGCGAAACCATTGAGCTCGAGGGTCCCTGCCCCGACTGTTCGGTTCAGCAGTCATTTATGGTTGATCTGGGCGAGGTAGAGATTAAGCGCCTTGAAAACCCAGAAGACCGCGTCTTCACCGTAGAAGGCAAGGCCGGAACTTTTACCGTCACCCTTCCTTCGGGACACATTCAGAAGAAGCTGGTCTCTTCCTCCGACAAGACGGGCCCAGAAATGGACACCATGGTCTTGAAGGAATGCGTCACTTCAATCAATGATCTTCCAGTGTTGGACATCAAGCAGATTCGCAACCTGAGTGTTCAGGACCGTCGAAGTCTGATCAGTGAGATCAGCAAACGCAGCCCAGGGCCGCAGCTGTCTGAGATCAAGAAGACCTGCACCGCCTGCGGTTCGGAGGTACCGCTGCCACTTACCGTGGCAGACGTATTTCGACTTTAGGAAGCTTTACCCAATTTTGCTAGACATGTACGAATTGCTTTCAAAGCAGTACCCAGGGTGGTCTCTCAAAGATATTAGAGACCTTTCTTTGAGAGAACGACTGTTCTTTATCGAACGGGCCACGGCTCGCAGAATGATTGGCGGTGACAACTTTGGCTGAGTTAGGCAACAACAAAGACTTTAGCCGAAACCGCGGTGTCGAGTCGATTCAGAACATCGGCAAAGAGATCCAGAAGGTCATTGGTCTCTGGGATGTAATGGCGACCAAGGTCAAGGGCGTTGGCGACCGTGTGTCCAAGCTGACGACTGTCGGGGGCGGAGGCAGTGGAAACGCTGTTGGCGGCGGCGGCGGCAGCAACCTCATGGCCAACAGCCTTGGTGGTTTTACTCCACCTCCTATGCCCAGTAAGACGCGGGTAGCCCTGGCTGCAGTTGGCTCTGCTATCTGGGATATGGCGCCTAACGCCGAAGACGCGGTAGCGCAGCGAATTGCCTCTAGGTCTGCAGCCAACGTTGCGGGAATGACCCCGCAGCAGATGACCAGAATGACCAACAGTTTTGGCAAAACGCCTACGGGCATGTACAGCATGCAGCTTGCTGCCTCCAACATGCTGTACCAAGGCGGTTTGACCGCGAACTCCCGAGGCTTCAGCAACATCATGAGCGAGGTTCAGTCCCTCTCCGCCATGACGGGTATCGGCAACGAGACCATCGCTGGAGCCATGAGTTCTATGAACGGCATGCGCGGTCTGCAGATGGGTGTGCAGATCCGTGACGGCGGCGGTCAGTTGTTGTCTCCCAGCCAGATGGCCGAAAACCTCTGGCGACGTATGTACGGCTCTCGAGATGTAACGCCTGATCAGGTTGCGCTTGTCTACAACCCAGGATCTCGTGCCTACCAAAACGTCATGGCGGTTGCCGGAGGCGATCCCGTTGTCTTCCAGGCGATTGCTTCGGCCCTTGTAGCCAAGGCAAAGAACAAGGGAAGAAAAGCCCCGTTAAAGAACGCCGACAAGACCATGACACTCATGGGCATGGGTGCCAACGACCCGTATCGCAATGTTCTTGAACGAACGGGCGCTGAGGCAAAGAAACTAGAGAAGACCGGAGACGCAGCGGTTGCGGGCTTCAACGCTGCGCAAGACACGGTTCGCCTTGCGAATCAAGCGTTTACCGCCCTACCTAGTGCGGTCACCGGAAGCATCTCCGCATTAAAAGCTTTCACCACTTCACTCGGGGCTTTCGCTACCGTCATTGGAACCATGACGGGTGCGATGAGCCTCATGGGTGCCGGAAGGATGTTCGGTAGGGGCGGAGGCCCAATCCTCGGACCACGAAGCGCTGGCGGAGGTATGGGCATCCTTGGTCGCGCAGGAGCTCGAAACGCCGCAGCAGCCGCAGCCGTTGGTAGTCGCGGCGGGTTTATGGGCGCAGCAGGAAGCTCCTTGTTGCGCGGACCAAAGAGCATTGGTGGCGGATTGGGACGAGGCCTGCTGGCTGCAGGAACTTACATGGGCATGGAAAAACTTCAAGGGTGGCTGAACAAGGCAAGTGTTCCAGGCTGGCTCAGAGGAGCCGGAAATTTTGCGTTTGACACGTTGCAAGGCGGTTTGACAGGTCTTGTCGCTGGCGGTCTTACCGGAGCGGTAGTTGGCTCGATCGCAGGCGGAGCGGGTTCGATCATCTCTCCATACGGGGACGCCATGGGTCCGGTTGGATCTGAGGGTGGGGCTAACGGCCAAAGCTCTCCGGTCAGTGTTTCTTCGGGAACTGTGACAGGGCTGCTAAGCCGAGCCGTGTCGTATGTTGGCAAGGTCCCGTACAAGTTCGGAGGAACCTCTGCTCAAGGCGGCTGGGATTGCTCAGGCTTCGTTCAGAAGATGTACGGCTCCGCCGGTGTCAGTCTTCCTAGAACCGCGCGGGAACAGTCCAAAGTTGGCACAACTATCCGCAGTCTTTCGGAAGCTCGTCCTGGCGACTTGCTCTTCTTTGTCTACGGACGTCTAGGAAAAGAAGTTGACCACGTTGCTATTTACTTGGGCAATGGCGAGATGGTGGAGGCTGCAAACGAAAGAGCTGACACTCGGCGCTCCAAGGTAAACACCAAGAACCTTGCCGTCATTAAGCGCGTACTTGGTAGCTCTGTGGGCAGTGCTTACCGAAGCCTCATGAACTCTCTCAAGGGTCGCGGCGTGAACATTAGCGGCCAAACAGGTGACTCAGGCGCACCAGCGATTACTGTGACATCCGGGGCGGCCTACAACCCATCTGCGTTGACTTTGGGCGGAGTGACTGGACTCAACAACCGAGGGGACACCGTTGCGTCATTGCTCCAGGCGTTCAAATCTAACAGCGGTGGTAGAGGTGGCGGAGCACGCTTCGGACAAGCCGCAAGCTCAGGCGGCGGCGGTGGCGGCGGTGGGGACGCAGGCGTTGTTGGCTCCGCAACAGGCGGCTCCGCTGGCGGAGACATTGGGATTTCTATCTCCTCCGCTGCGTGGGGGAACAAGCCCAACCGAGAACTTGCCTTTATGTTTTTCCGGCGGCGAGGCTACAGCGACGCTGCTGCTGCTGCAATTGTCGGAAACCTTATGCAGGAGTCTGGCGTAAGGCCTGATGCTGAGCAGCT